TTAGGTGTAGTACCGTTTGCTTCAGATTGGATACGTGGGTAGCCTTCATGTAATAGCTTATGAGTTCCAGCCACAGCAAGAGCAATGCTACTACCATCAGGGTTTATAACAGTGCCGAAGTCTAAGGCAACTAGAGTACCAGACACATTACCAATGCCCCAATTCTTCACAGCAACATTTGATGTGTTGAACTGGACTATCGGAGCTTGGTTAGTAATGTGGAAGTCTGAACCATCCCAAGTTGTTGCAGAAGCACGAGCATTTATATTATCTAATCTTAAGCCTTGTACATCGACTAGAGAGCCAGGCACTCCACCATAGATACTACCAAGTACCCAGTAGGACCGAGTGGTATCAGCAGTTGGTGATGTTGCTGTGTTTGCAGCAATACATGTCCATATCTTACCACCTTCAAATACTTTAGAACCAGCTGCATATGAAATCTCAGTCTGCCAAGAGAACACACCCTGCTCACCAAGTACTAACAAATTCTTATTAGTATTCTGCAATACATAGTTGAAGTTCTCGAAGGTAGGTATTTCTACTAGCCAGCCTTGTAAGTACTTTCCAGGTGATGCTATGTCTGGGTCTATAGCAGTACCGCCAGAAGCCCAGACTTTGTGTAAATCATTTTGTGTTGTCATTGTGACTCCTTAGAGTAATGTTATAGTTAAGGTTATACCAGCTGGCAAGAAATACTTAGACATTAAGTTTATAAGTAGCTCCTTATCTAGTGGCACATCAAGTGCAGCCATAGTGATGTCTAATTGTTTGTTTGCTGGTTCAGTAATGCTAAACAACCTAGGTACTTTATCCAGCAATATAGTCACTGCATGGTACACAGTGTTTATACTAGCATTATCACTATTAAGTAGAAAGGCTTTTGTAAGTAGTACTCTTCGGTATGTACCATCATCCAATGGTGTTACTGTTTGTGTACCTTGAGAGGAACTTTTAAATGTTCCACCGGTACTAGGATTCGCTTCAGTACCAAAACTGTCTACAAGTGGAGCACCATCAAAGCCAAAGTACTTACTACCCAGGTCCACATTACGTGACTGTTGTAGTATGATGCCTATGATGTCTAATTGAGCACCAATAGCTGTTTCTATGAACCTACCATAGTAAACTTCTTCGACATTTTGAAATAGTAAATCTAACTCACCAATGAACGCCATGAAGTACTCGCGCAGTTTAGTACTCTCCGCGTACTGGCTAAGCAGCAAGCCATCCATTATCTGGAATCCTTTATCTGTAGTAGCCATGTTACACCACCGTAAATACTATGTTTGCAGAATCCAGGGTAGCGAACTGTTCAGTATCTATCACTACGTTAGCAGCAGCAACAGTGCCAGCAGATAAGCCAATTTCAAGTACGTTAACTTGGGCCTCACCATATGGAGTTATTATACCATACAGGCGAGACTGAATTACGTCTTCGTCAACTTGTAAGTTATTGACATGAGTTAGTAAGTCAGCAATGATAGAATCCTGTGCACCAGCAAATTCATCACTAAGCCATGTGACTTCAATGTTCATGAATATAGGTACAGCAACTGCCTTAGTAAAGTTGATGGTGTGTGAATTACCTTGTGAGTCATCAACAGCTACAGCAGTAGTTCCGAAAGTACTTATCCCAGCTGGCTTGGTATTTAATATTACCAAAGCTATTTCCTCATCTGTTATTAAAGCAACTGGGCCTATAGTAACATGAATCTGATTAGCTGGTGTACCATCGGGAAGTGTACCAGTAGGATTATCATTCTCTACTACAGAAACTGGGTCTATACCTAGCGCGACTAAACGGGCTTGCATGGTGTCTGTAGAACTGGTGTAGTTACGTAGGACGGTTCTGTTTCGGACGGTTCTAAACGCCGGTTCCGTTTGAGCAGTTGCACCACCCTGACCATCACTAGCCTGGGCCACAGCTGTCCATCCTGGAATAGGAGAAACGATTACTGTTATGGTTCCAGCCGGTACAGGTATGACACCAGATATTGGTGATACAACTTGCACAGACGCTGGTATTAATGCAGTGAATGATGTTGTGAATTGGTTGCCATCAGCATCAGCAACAATAGAGCCAGCCGGTACGGTAGTATCAGCGGTTCCTGTTAGCTGCACAGTGGCCTGACTACGAGTAGCAGAGCCATAAGCAATGCCTGTAATCAGACCTATGTTACGCAAGGCAGCACCAGTGGTCTGGCTTGGGTCGTATGACTTATATACTAATGCAAGTTCATTCCATACTTGTGATAACTCGTAAGACATAATCTCAACGAGCTGTCCATCCGGTGACTCAGGACTAAAATCAAATCCTGGGTTAACAGCATCAATGTTAGCCTTTATTCTATCTTGTATTTCTGTAAGTGTTGCGGGTGTAAAACCCTCACTTGTTAATCCTGCCATGTTCAACCCCAGGGTATTGTTAAGTCAATAATACCGAATGTAGTTTTAGCTGTAAATGTCAGGTACAGTACCCTGTTAGTAACTTCCAAGTTCATAGAAGTTATTTCTTTTACGTTAGGTGTAGAGGATATAATCCTACGTGCTCGAAGTTCAATGTCGAACAAGTCATAGTTCCTCTCATAATCTGCTAGTGCCAGCCAACCAATATCAGGATTAAGTAGCCACTCGCCCAGACCAGTGTTTAATCTGTTCTGAACGAGCTGTACTGTATATCTTCCATCGGTAACTCTTTCAATGCCACCACCAGACTTTAGAATTAAATCATGATTTGTCTCATCTAAAGCTAGTTGCATTATTGTCTCCGTTAGTTAGGTGCGGATGTTGTACCAGCAGATGAACCGCCAGTTATTGTGTGGGTATGTGTTTCAAGGTCAATACCATTAATCTCTAGTGAACCTGTACCAGATATAGCACCTGAACCTAAGTCACCAGCAGCACCACCAGCTATAACAAGACCACCCGTAGTTGTAATACCAGTTGTGATTACAGTAGCAAGATTAGTTACTACTCCTGTAACCTCAAGAGTTCCACCAATTGTACAGTCATCTGATATTGCAGTTATGGGTGCAGTTACGTTAACACCTGTAGTTGCATTAAGGTCAGCTGTCTCACAGTTAACTACAACCGATGGAGCATTAATAGTTAAACTAACAGAGCTGTCTATATTTATCGATGCATCATCATTAAGAGAAATTACTTGGTCAGCAACAACCGGCCCACGCCATTGTGAATGGTCTGCACTGTAATCAGTAATAGTTCTCTTTAGTGTATTCATCCCAACAAAGGCAAATCCATCATCTTCATTGAACTGTCTCATCAACCAAGGCTTTGGAAGTTCTGCAAGTTTACCAGCTGAATCTAAGTCATCATAAAACCAATGTTCGTACCCAACCTGACTGAATAACATTAAGCAAGTATCACCAGGCTTTATTGGCATGGTAATAGACCAGCCACCACCCGAAGGTGTGTGAACCGGTACGCCCTCAATAGGGTCTCTTAGTGTTAGCTCATTTGTCTTAGTTGAACTGTTAGTTACCCTTTCTGCACATATAAGAACTGTAAATGTTTGTGTAGCAGGGAAGTACTCAACTATTCGGCCAGGAAGAATCATTGAAAACTCTTCACTGTTTATCATATTAGGTCTCCAAAGAATGATGTACTGCCAGTACTGCTTCCTGATAGTTTAGTTATGGTTGTTGGTGAGGATTGACTAAGTGCATCTGTTGCAAAGTTGTCTCCAACATCAGCAGCTCCTTCTAGTATGTCATCAGAAGTTGGGAACGATGTATCGAATTGTTCCGGTCCTAACTTTGTTAAGCCTGTACCACCATCTGTGGTTGTTGCAACAGCTCCGACAATGAAACAGTCTAGGCCTAAGCCTAGTAATCTTTGTCCCATAGTTCTATTACCATTTACACCAAGTACTTCATACAAAGCACCGTACACAGTTTTCTTTAAATCACCCATAGCAGTTGTAACAAGCTCATCTACTTCCTCAGTAACTTCACTAACAGCACTCTCAATTAGGCAGTTGCCAAATACATTAGCACCATTAGAAAGCCTGTCCTCAATACTGCCAGGAAGTATAGCACCGGTCTCTTCATCTTTAATAGTACCATCGGGTGATATACTACACTCAAAGGAGTGCTCACCAGAAACTGTGTCATAATCTAAATGGTCATAGGTTAAAGACATCTCACTACCAGCTACAGATGTTGTACCAACTTTAAAACTTTGGGCCAGGTCTACTTCGGCCTGAGTCATTGTAACTGAGTCTGGTACGTTTAATCCTGCTTCACGTAACTCTGCAAGTCTTGCAGCCCTGTCAGCATCTGGTACTGGTGTAAATACAAGTTTAGTTGGTGTGGTTTTATTAACCGTATCACCTAACTGTACTTCCTCACCTGTCAATACAAAGGTCATAGCATCGGTCATACCTGCTTCTTGCTTTGTTTTAAAACCTGTAAATATTACTGGCTTATACTCGTCTAGGTTAGTAATTACTTAACAAGATATTGCGTTTCTAACAAGAGTCTTCAGCATTCCAAATACAGCATTACTGTTACTTTGTGGGCTATACTCCTTGAACTCACTAGATGATAACATTTGAGTA